ATGATCTACATTGGTCTGCCGCAATGGTCGCACCCAAAATGGGTGCGTCTTGGCATCACCGGTCTTGAAGAGTACGCCCGCCACTTTAACTGCGTGACGCAGGCATTTTAAAAATCACTAAAGAACGCCCAAGAGCATGTGTTTTCTTTAGCATATTCAATGCATTAAAAATTAACATCATATGAAATTCGGCAAAGTTCATATGCGCTATAACGTCCCAACCATGTCCCAATATGCCCCAAAGGGGTATTTTTTGCCCCACACTTGCCCCAAAAAATCATTCAAAACTGGCTTGTAGCTCGCTTGACGCTGTATGGATAACCAGTCAATAATAACTGTATATCCAACCAGTAAAGGGGGAAGGTAAAAATGTTTGTTGAGCTGGTTTATGACAAGAGAAACGTTGCCGGGTTGCCAGGTGCAAGTAACATCATTCTGACCGAATTGACGAAGCGGGTGCACCGGATTTTTCCCGATGCTGAGGTGAGGGTAAAGCCAATGCAGGCTAACGCCTTAAACAGCGACTGCACCAAAACTGAGAAAGAACGGCTGAACCGCATGCTTGAGGAAATGTTTGAAGAATCTGATATGTGGCTGGTTTCAGATTAAACGCATTGATTTGTCATATTGCATATGTAGAATCCGCGGCGGCTGACAATCATTCAATACTCGCACTATCGGACGTTCGTCAGTCAGCCGCAACCCACTCTTGCATACGGTGTGGTTGCGGCTATTTCATCATAAATGAAGTTCTGGCCATTGGATGTTGTCAGGCGAGTCTGTTTCAATAGCTAATACCTCGTCTGTGTAGTCCAGAACCGCATTCAACTTCCATTTTTCCTTATCGCTTAACGCTCTTCCCATCTGTATCTTCAACTGAATAGTGCCAATAGATTGCATGGCGTTGTCTATCAGCTGCTGACGGCAGGCTTCAGCTTTCGCTACAGCGGCTGTATGTGCTGCCACTTCATCAGTTACCCACATAACCCCATCCCATAAATCAAATTCTGTTTGCGGTTTTACCAGGGTATATGCATCCGGAACTTCACCTGCTTCTTTGATTTCCATTGTTCCGCTGCCGTCTTTCGCATACGCAGTTTGTCCCCGGTAGTCTGGCAGAACAAGCCAATGGTGACCGTCAGAACTGCGCATAACCACTTCACTGTCGCCGGCCGTTGGCGGCAAATCTGTATATGAGTGCGCAGGTAGTGACGTTCCCTCGCTGATCTGCGCCACCGCCTCACCAACCAGAAAGCCGCGATCGTCGGTGACATATACTTTTAGTTGTCCATCTGCTGTAGCCAGCCCTGCATTATCGAACTGAATCATTACGTTGCCCTCACAATCATATTCCATGCCATGTTACGCATGCGGGTTTCTGTCGCTGTTCTCGCAACGTTTTCTGCGGAGAATGAAAGCACATCCATTGCTGTTGATGATGTGGCTCCCGTCGCACCAATAACCGAAGCCCCTGTACCCGATGACAAACTGAAAGCTCCGGATGCTGAAAAAAGTAAGCCGGTTGACAGTCCAGGCATTCCGCGTACATTCAGCGTTGCTGTTATATTCTGGATTGCATCAGCCTGCTCTGAAAGGATCGCTCGTCCCTGATCAATACCCCTGCCATCATCATACCCACGTACTACATCGCCCCGCACATCGGGTAAAACACCGGAGGTGTAAATCGCCCCGAGCTTCGGATAAAGCGTTTTACTGAATGATGCCCCATTAAGACGCAGGTATTTAACGCCAAGAGATGTGTTATCAGGTAGAACTACAGAAGGCCAGTTAATCATCATACCCACCGGACATATAGCATCAATTAAAGATCGCACTTCATCAATCGTGATAACACTGCTGATCAATTTTTTTGCAGAGGGTCCGGTTATCTGGCTATTATCCGGAAGAGTAATGGTTACATCACCTTCTGCCGTAAAAAACTGCTGCCAGTTTTGCTTGTCGTAGTTCAGTCCACGCAACGCCTCGGTGCTTTGTACCACCAGCGCCGCTGTAACCTGGTTCTGCGTGTCACGTGATACTGCATTCCATGCCACCCCGGACTGTGTCGGGCCAGTGTATTTGTTGACAAGCGTAACTGATGTTGAATTGTTGACACTTTTCACAGGTAGCGTGTAAGAAATCCCGCCGACCGTCGCGACTATAAAAGCGCCTGAAGCCAGTTCGGTGATAAATGCTGTTCCATTACCCGTTACAGTCTCTGATTTATTGGTCAGGGTTAACGTTCCTGCGGACATGGGGTTTCCTCAATACATGTTAGGAATGATAAGAAGCGGCATGCTGATATTCTGGTTAAATGTGGCATCCCAGCCGCTAACGTTGTAGTTACCGAAAACACGGTTATATGCTGAACGTATGCTTCCACCAGACATGACGATCCCTTTAGTACGCACATTGGCGACCCCGTTAACCATTCTGGTTTGTGTCCCGGTATTGGTAAGATGGCAGTACCCACCACCAATACTCTGGAAGGAGTCAGTTATCTGAATGGTCCGGTCATAGACCATTGGTCGCTTTTGTGTTGAAAACGTCACCTGACCTGCTGGATTTGTCATAGTGATGCCATCACCACCGACCGGCGCAGTCTGATTAAATATTGCAAGGTCAATTGTGACGGATGCGGTGACATCATCCGTTCCGCTATAAGAGATACTCCGTACAATGATATTGGTCCCGTCAAATGCAACAGAAACATTTGGATTATCCCATTTGCCAAATGGAATACCTGAGACGGGTAGCACCGTACTCCCGTTTACAGTAATTCGGCCTGTATAAGCACAGGTCATCAATAGTGAGCGATTCGAAATAGCGGTAAAATCCGTTGAACTGGCGACCAGAATCCCTTCGTTATATGTAGCGGCAGGGAGTATTTCGAGAAATGTTGCGTCAAAATCGACCTTCTCGCCATTCCTGAACCCTTTTTTACCAAAGTTAATATTTACCGATGAATTTCCATTCCTTGTTACGGAAGACATAAAATAAATATTTGGAGGATTTGTAAAATCCTGAATTACAACTGGCCTTCGTGCAATGGTGACAAGCTCTGAACCAGCAGTCATGGTAACAGGGACACTGTAACTGGAACCTCCCCCATCTCCATATTGCCCGGATGTTGCGCCACAATATGACGGGGCACGAAGCCCCGCAGTAATCGCCATCACCGGGCGACCATCGTTATAATCAATCAGAATACCTTCTGGCATAATTCACCTACCATTTACCGACAACGACTCGTCCACCGCCAGACAGATTGACAGTAATTCCATTGCCGTTAATAACGACCGTATTATTCACACCGTTAAATGCAAACTGGCCACTGGTCGCATACAGTTTTCCATGGAATTCACAGTCGCCACTCTTATCTATATTCCAGCCACGTGTTCCGGCGAGGAAATTATTCGAGCGGATATAGTTCGCAATTTTGGCATTGGTGATACTGGCATCCTGAATAAGCGCATCGCGGATAAATACCTGTCCGTTATAGACAAAGAAAGCGGCGGTATAATTTCCCGGATCGCTACCAGAATAAATGCCGAACTGATCAGCAGCAAAAACCACGGTGGATTTATAGGTGCTGCCCGATGGCTCAATGGACATGCCAAACCCGGTGTTATATTTCACACCGTTTCTGACAATCCCAAGGTCCAGTGTGTACGATGCTTTCGCAGTGCCATCGCTTTTCACTTCAGCTGTTAATTTCTGATTTACAGCCGCCATCAGTTCACCATCAGGCCCGATCTGCGCCTGAACATAATCAGCGAGTTCAGCGAATGCGCCATCAAGATTTGCAACCGTGGTGGTCACCGTCATGACTTCGGCTTTCACTTCACCATACTGCTCAAACTGACGCTGGACCGTGCCGTGATTGGCGAGGGCATTTTCCATTATGCCTTCAAGGTTTGTATCAACCCCGCCTTTAACGTTCTGGAACGCTTCGGAATTCTGAACAGAATCATCAATGAGGTCGATCAGGCTTCCTGTATCCATTGAGCACAGAGCAGGGACTTCGATAAATGCAGAAGCACCGAATGCGTTAATGGTCCTGATATACCAGTAATAGGTATGCCCGACCTGCAACTGATTGCTGGTCCACGTGGTGCCCATCCCCTCTCTGCTGGCGTTGCCCTCAACGATTTCAGTTGAGGTGCCCGACAGTTGCGTCTCACCTGATGTCCAGAAGTCGAACTGGGTGGAAACGTTGGTGATAGCGGCAAGACGGGGGATCATCGTCACCGCAAAGAAACCCTGCTCAATATCAACATGCGAGGGCGGCGGCGGCGCTTCAACACTGAACTCAAGATAAGCTTCCGGCGATTCAGCCCCCATCTGATTCACCGCTGAAACATGCGCAGTGTAAGTATTCCTTGGCAACCCAGTCAGACGAGTGAAAGCCCCCGGCACCTGAGCAGAAAGCACCATCTGGCCATTACGACGAATAACGACTTTGTTATAGACAACCTGCCCGATATTTTCCCAGGACAGTATCCCCTGGACCACCTGGCCGATTTCTTCTACGGTGTACTTCATGTTCTGCGGCTGGGCAACACCACCGGACGGTAACTGAGTGAATGGAGGGCGCTCTATAGGCTTACCGACAGCATCACCCCATACATCAGCCGTTTCCTGTTTCAGTGTCAGTTGCACGCCGTTCTGTACACCGAATTTCCAGTCCGTCACCCGCATCTCAACGTTCACAATGCCGATAGACGGGAAATTGACTTTCACGTACATCCCAGGGCGATATCGGTAGCCGCTGAGATTCAGCGTAACGTTCATCGTTCTGGCAATACGGGTACGCTTTAACTTCACATCAGCCAGGCGCTGGGCCTGAAACTCACTCGTCACAAATCGCAGTTTCATATCCTGCGAGATTTCGACGCCGTCCTCCGCCACCCACTCGCTTACCGATACGGATGGGAAATCAGCTTCAGTAAATCCCTGTTGTGGATCGACGAATGTTCCTTTGATAGTGTTTACACGCTCAGACTGGGAAACTTCCGGCATGATTTCGATATCACCGGCCAGCTGGCTTTCAGTGATCACTTCCGTTGCCGGGCCATAGTACGCACCAACCAGCAAACCATGCTTACCGGCAATATAGGTCACGTCTCCTGCACAGGCCGCAAGCATCCCCTCCAGAATGCTCACCTTGTTTTCGCTGAGGTCAAACTCACCGTTGATCGTGTAGCGTCTTTCGACGGTATTGCCGCCGGTGATCACATCCTCATCGCAGATGTTGGCGGCTTCCTGAAACTGATCCCAGTTGATGTCTGAATCAGGAACCTTCAGGTAGTTGCGGTAATAGTCCAGGATGACCAGCGCAGCATTGTTACTGTATCCGGTCAGGCCTGTTCTCGGGTCGTATACGACGCGCCCAAACTTCTCTACCTTGATATTGGGAATACCGGACGGGAATTTCTCTGCGCTGAATTTCAGGGAGACACGAAGCCATGTGATCCCCTTGCCGATCATGTCATTTTTCCATGACGGGCAGTTCGACAGCATGAACGGATCAGCGGTCTGCCGGTTCGTATGCAACTGGAATGAGGCATGCTCGGGATAACTGCTGATGGGTTCGTCGCCGAGCCATACCGTTCCGATGCTGGATAATGAATGCCCTGCGAGAGCAACGGCCAGGTGCAACATTTCACCATCATCCTGCTGGCCTGGCTGTTCTTCTGAAAAGAACAACGTACCGGCGGCAGTGGTACGTCCATACACAACCGTTTTGGCGCTGGCCGCTGCACGAAGAACCTGTTTACGTTCTGATGTGTCACGGTATGAATCGATTGATGGTTTTTTGGTGAGTGCCTGAGTTGCAACCTGGGCGGCAACAGTGATAGCCATTGCGATCCCGTAATACTGATATGAAGCAGCAGCACCTGCTGCAACGGTCGCAATGATAGGAATAGCAGCAGGCATTAACGAACCCTCCAGACGCTCAGCGGTTTTACCCGTAAACTCACCAGACCATTTTCACCAGGCACCCAGACCGAACCGGAATACACCACGCCAGCGCACTTCGCCCCGCCGTTCTCGACGATGGCGATGTCACCACGCTGCGCCAGTTTCACCGGAATCTCGTCAAGGTATTTGCCGATCACTTTTTCCAGCGTCCCGCCACCTGTAAGAATCGCTTTCTTTGCGCCGGTTTCACTGTCATAAGTTCCACGCCAGTCTGCCGCATAATCAGCGCCACACATGGCCTGTGCGCAGTCAGCCGCAAACAGGCAACAGTCATGTTTGCCCCATGAAAAAGGCCGCTCAATGGCGGCCTTCATCACTGCATTTAATCTGTTTTGCCAGTCATGGTGCTTCATGCTTCCTCACTTATAAGTAAACCCAGGCGCATCCTTTTTGTTGCCCCAGAAAATGGAACGTTCAGCCATCTGCGCCACATAGCGGAATATGCGGTCGCCAGAATAAGAGGCTTGCTGTGATTCGTCGGTATAGCGATCCGGGAAAGGTCGTTGCCAGTCTTCAAAAATATTACTGATAGTGTATTGCAGGGCGTTGGTTTCCCCGGCTGTGGCCCCGGTACCCGATACTTTCCCTTTAAACAGAAGATCGGCAACCTGCACCACGCCGTTATCGTTCATCGCAACCAGGTAGATTTCAGCATTGCGACCAACACAACGTTCATTCAGTGTTTTGGCGAACAGTGTCAGGTCAAGCCCGGAAAGCGTCATCTTCACCTGCGTCGGGCTGGTCGTGTTCGTCTCGGTGGCATCATCAATCGAGCCCATGCGTCCCATTCCGTAATAGACGTAGCCACCCAGCACTATCGTCCCGGTACCTGAATGCACGTAAACAGTACCGGACTCAAACTGAATGCTTGCGGCGATCACCGCTGTCACCCGGTCGCGGGAAAGCCAGTCAACCATTGCGTCAGAAAATGGTGAATACAACATTAAAACGCCTCCTCAAGCTCCAGCGTGTAACTGGTGAACACACCCGGCACCCTGTTCCCCGCCCCCTGCTGGTTATCCTTCAGTTTGAAAATGCCGTAAGGTTTCGCCACCTCAATCGCAGCATTAGCAGGCGGGGAACTACGAAGCATAGGCGCAAACGTAATCATGGCTGTCCCGTTCGCCGCGCTCGTCACGTCGGCGGTGATCATCTTCAGTTCATCGTTCACAGTGATGTAGTCGCCTTGTTTCAAAACCATTACGCCAGGAGTCCATCCGCGTGTCTGCAATTGTGTCCCTGTCTGACTGGCACCATTCACAACCGGTACACCTGCCGGAGTTCTTCCTCCCCGCCCCCAGTCGTGGATTTTCACCCTGCCATACTCACCATCGAGTTCAGCAATTAGCGCATCAATACGCCGCGATTTCTCATCTGAAAGATTGTTAAAGGTCAGAGAACATACCCAACGGGTACCTGGGAAACGGACAGTCTGTGATGCCCCGTTGAAGGGAGAACGAAAAGTTTTTGTGTTGCTTTCAGGTCGCCACGACAAAGACGCCGGACAGACATCATCCGGCCATTCAAGTGCAGCCATAGTTAACTCCTGTTTTATACGCCGAGTAAGCGCCTCGCCTGGCCCCGATTGGAAAAGTCCTGCAAGATATCCTGACGTGCCTGTTTCGCACCGTCAGTCGCTCCCTGACGGGCAGCTTCCTGCATAGCCTGTTTCAGTGCCGCGTCTCCGTTACCGGAGATGGAAAAGTGTTGGGTAATATTGATATCTCCATTCCCACCAGATGCAGGCTGTGCCCCAACCATACGGACCCCAAGAGAGCCATCGGCAGAACGCGTCAGCGGCATAATCGCTTCTGGCCCAGCTTCTCCCATCAGGCCCGCGCCTTTTGCGAAAGCAAAATAAGTTGGCGTCCTCACAATGCTGTTGCTGTAAGCACTGAGACTTTCAGAAGCATAGGCGCCTCCTTTGGCATTCAACTTGATACCAGACGCAGCAGAGTTATAAGTGCCTGAGGGGGTGCTTCCTCCTGCCCCAGACGCACCAAACATTCCGCCAATAGAACTGAAAAAACCGCTGTTACTGGCCGACCGCAGGGAGTCCACCAGCATCGCGTTCAGAATGATTTTCTGCATAGACTGAAGCACCGAATTGGCCCAGTCTTCCCAGTCGACTTTATTACCGGCCAGAGCATCAGAAATATTACCGACGAGCCCAGACATGGAGTTATTAACCAGATCAGCAGATTGCGAAGCGTAATCCGAAGCAGTATCAGCCCAGTTAGCGAATCCTTCACGCATGCCAGCGGTCCAGTTGCTGCGCTGGGCATCAGAGGCAGTGTAATAAGCTTCCTGATCGCGAAGACGTTCATCGAGATAGCGATTATTCAGCGCCAGTTCCTGACGGTAGAGGTCCTCGGAAATATCTCCAGATTGATATTGCCGCTGTAGATCAACGTTCTTCTGCTGAAATTCCTCCCGTATGCGCAGCATTTCCTGCATACGTTCGCGGATGCGGCTTCCTTGTCCGTACCCTGTCAGCTCTGCCTGATTAGAGGCTCGAGCACTGGCGTTGGCATCAGCGAGGTTTGCTTCATATGCAGCCAGTTGTTCACGAATCTTCTGCTGGTCGATAAGTGCTGCATTTTGCAAAAGCGTTTGTTTCTGCGTTTCGGTCAGAGTAGCAAGCTCACCCTGACTTACCTGATATTTCAGTTTAGCCAGTTCGGTATTTTGCCCAGCCAGAGCGATTTGCTCTTTCTGCTGTTTAATCAGCTTGTCGTAAGTATCCGCCGTTTTTTCAGCTTCTGTTTTCCCGCCTTTAGCTTTCGGCTTATTAGCCTGATTATTTCTCCATTCCGCCAGGCCGTTGTTTATCAACTCCTGTCTGTTTGTCTGATACTGAGGATCATTTGTAAGCCCGAGATCGTCAGCAGCGTATCCGAGTCGCGCCCGCTCTTTCGCCTCTCCCTGTAACCGTGACAGCTCCAGTTCACGGCGACTCTTCGCCAGTGCATCAGTCTGCTTGCTGGTCAGATCGGCCTGAGGTATACGGAGAGGAATGTTGGCAAGTCCCTGTCTCGCACGAAGAAGATCATTACCAAGCCCCAGCAGCCTGTTGAACTCAGTATGCTGACCATTCATGTTTACCAAAGACTGATACTCGGCGTTTTGACGCCAGGCTCGCTCTTTAATCAGGTCATTACGCCGCCTTTCGTTTTCCTCAAGAGCTTGCGATACCGATCGAGATTTTTCTCTCAGTTGAGCAAGTTTTTCTTCCTCAACTGAAATTTGATCAGTCAGTATTGATATTGACTTAAGAATATTGAGATCGTTTTCTTGAGTTATTCCCGGTTTATTTCTCGCCTCATTGAGTTCATTAATCTGACGGTTCAGGCTGGCTACTCTTTTTTCCTGTTCTGTAATCAACCTTTTTTGTTCTTCCAGTGCTGCGACAGTCTGACTACGGTTGCTGTCCAACTCAGGAAGAGACATTTTCGATGTCTTCTCTTTGATCTCGTCAATCTGGTTTGCGTATTCGCGGGCAGATTGTCGGGCCTGTTCCTGATTCTGGTACATGGTGTACCAGGCACCAGCGCCAAGCATCAGTAATCCAGGCAGACCACCAACCAGTGAAAGCAGCCCTGTTGCTCCACTTTTGACAAGTCCCATCACAGAGGTCGCAGAGTTAAGAGCCTGCTGTGATGCAGTAACAGCACGGTTAGACTGAACCAGCGCGGCATTTGCCGTGATCATCGCCCGTCTTTTCGCAATAGCGTTCTGCGTTGCTGTTGCCTCTGCATTGGTGTTACGTGCAAGTTCAAGCTCTGTCTGGGCCAGTTGGTAAGATCGTTCTGCTGCAATTGCATCTGCTGCGGCTTTTCGCTGAGACTGTGTTGCTGAACTGGCGCGGGCGGCAGCCAGCGCAATCTCATTTTTACGTGCATCGATCAGTTGTGCTGTTTGCCCACTGAGATCACCGAACATACCACCAAGATACCTTGCCCCGCCAATAGCGGCCAGAGCACCAGCGGCAGCAGCTACGGTGTTAATATTATCTGAAATGGTATTGAGAACACCGGTCAGTGCGCTTGTCGCGCCGGTCGCTTCATTCGCACCGCCAACCCATGCCATGAAGGCATTTTCAATTTTTGTTGATGCTGCCGCCACTGTCTGCGGCATAGCACTGTATTCTTCGCGAAGTGATCCAAGCTGGCTGATAAGAGCAGGCACCACCTTGTCAGCGGTTAATTGCCCCTGATCAGCCATCGCTTTAAGGTCTTTCCTTGCTACTCCCATCCCGGAGGCAAGGGCACGTATTACACGATCGCCATTTTCATTGACAGAGTTAAACTCTTCTCCACGAAGGACGCCTTGCGCCAGCGCCTGGCTGAACTGGGTGATTACTGAACTGGCTTCAGATGTGCTGGCACCAGACAGCTTAAGTCCCGTTGAAATAGCTTCGGTTACTTTCAGAACCTCTTCTGAACTGTAACCATATTCGCGCATAGAAGCCGCCGAACGAGCAAACAGGCTGGCGTTATCTGAAAATGCGGTGCCGGTTCGCTGGCTGATATCCATCAGTGCACGCTGTGATTCTTTAAAATCATCAGTCGATTGCGATGCCTGCTTTAATCTGGCATTAACTGAACTCCATTTATCCGCCAGAGAAATCAGATGACCAGTGGCATATGCGCCTGCAAAAGCGCCTGCCAGACCCATAGCAGAGGCTTTTGCTGAATTAAGCTGACTGGTTACTTCCGCCAGCGCCTTCTGTGTTTCTCTTGATGCTGCTGCCGCCTGACGACCACCATTCTGCATGGTGCGATAGTAATCTTGACCGGTGCGTGAAGCACGCGCGATCTCCGTCTGGAAAGACTGAGAGTTAGCCGAAATTTTAATAATCAGTTCGCGGAGAGTCGCCATATTTCACCCAATAAAAAACCCGCCATTTTTGGCGGGTGTCTTTAATTCGAGAGTTTACTTAAAAAGCTGTAGGTGAGAATCTGAAATCGCCGTTAGCCCCGTATCCAACCCGGTATATTAATACCTTATCTTTTACAACTTCAGCCCCGACCTCAACCATGCCACCAGCACACCAGCCATGAGGCGTTGCACTTAAAACATGCCGACCAGGATTCGGGTAGAAGGTCACTTTTTCCCTTGAATCAATATCTGCAATTGGATTGCCGTCAATATAAATACTGATAAGGCACGCACTACCCATTAGTCCGGAATCTCTTTTGACGATAACTGTCCCGGTATCAGCAGAATTTTTAACGATTTTTTTATCCCAAATTCTGTCAGCAGAAACACTTCTTGCTTGTTCTGTAGAAACGGGCTGCGTAGAACATCCAGATAATAGAGCGATAGCAAAAACCAGAAGTAATTTATTCATATCCCTATTCCATATTTAGAAGGCAATAAATATTAATGTGGAATGATTATAATGTCACTGGATTGCTGCGGTTAATGCAGCCTCAAGGTTTGCAAACTGGTCCTTTCCTTCATTCTGTTCATCACTCCCCCAGCGCAAAATTGCATCATCCAGCGGCACCTTGCCCCCCTGTGATCCATAAATTGCAGACACAATTTGCGCCGCCTGTATATCAGCGCGAATATCACCAACAGGACTCTGTCTGTCAAACTCGATCCACATAAGCAACTCACTGGCCGTCATGCTCTGCCTGAGTTCCGAGAGCGTGCGCCCCATCCGGAGCGCGAGCGCCATCAGAAACTTTACACCGGGGGTGGCTACTTTTCCTTTGCGTCTTCCGCTGATGTGATGAGATCAAGTGCCTGTTTCAGCAGGCGGGAATGAACAGGGCCGTAAATTTCACGAACCTGCTCTTCATCTTCCTGACTGAAAACAGGCTGCTTATCAGCATCACACAGCACGTCAATGAACAGAGCCACATCTGCACACAAGTTACGGTGAGCTTTCTCCGATACTGTCACTTCTTCTTCGTCGGTACTGGATTTTGTAATTTCCTGCCAACGCAGCCAGCCTTCTCCAGAAGGTTCACGCAGGACCACTTTCACCCCGCCCCACTCTGGAACAGGAATGGTTTTATGTCTAAATCCTGACATTTTAGCCAGCGCAAGTTCCTTGATAGATTTCATCGGTTACTCCTTAAGAGCCAGGATCAATTTTTGTTGGTTTTCCCTTCAGACGCAGCGAGAAAGTTGCAGCCACAACGCTGTTTGTACCGGATGACCAGGTGTGCTGGCGAACTTCAGCCAGGAACTGGAAGCCGATCCCAGAAGGGAAAATGATTTTGAAACCGTATGTGGTGTCGTTGTCATATGCTTCACGCAGAGCATCCTGCGCCGGGTTAGAGTAGAAATTACCCGATAGTGAAATTTCTGACTGCGCACCCAGTCCATTGATATTCTCCTGCTCAGTAGAGCACAGAGTCGTAACGTCGATGTCCTGCTTTTGCCCACCAGTAAATTGCACTTCTTTGATCGTGCAATGGAGGTCAAGAAAGGTTGCATCGTCTACAGTCTCTGACGTTACAGGGGCAGAGGTAATCTGAATCTTTGTGCCCTGAGATTTTTCATAAAGTGAGGACATAACTGTCTCCTGAAAATAAAAAACCCGCCGGAGCGGGTGGGATGGTTTAGGTCTGGTCAGACGGTTACCTGAAATTCAAGCGTTGCCCGGTGATAGCGCAGATCAGGCTCATAGCCTGGCGTTTTTACGATGTTCGCTGGCCTAAGAACCTGCAGTGCATCAAGCGCCATATTCCTGATCGTACGCGCTTCGGTGATGGTGCTGGAATAGACATCAACCTGCACAGAAACGGCAGATTCAGCCTGACCACAGAGAACGTCAGCGGCCACGTCGGTAATAATCGAGAAAATTACCCAGGGCGGCGAGACTGAAGGCTTCCCGTCACTGCCGAGTGGGGCAACGTAGGGATAGACCTGCCCTCCGGCCAGCGACTCCAGCAGAGGATAGAGATCGTCTTCCGTCATTTGCTTAATGCCTCATCAATGGCCTGGTTCATGCGTCTGATCGCGACCTCCGTCGCCTGCTCTTGGCGAACATCGAACGCGGTACGAATGAACGGGTGCGGCGGCATGTTAACGGTACCCATTTCGACGAATCGCCAGTAAAAGGCGTTTCTCGGGTTATTCGCCTTCATCGTGTTATCGCTGTTCCCAGTGCGCGGGTTAACACCACGAATATGGATGCCGGAAGAAATTTCCCCGCGGCGGCGGCTTTTTTGGGTAACCACCACCACGTTTTTTTTCAGTTTCCCGGTACGCACCGGAGCGCGGGCGATCACTTCTTCCTTAAGCACTTCGGCGCCGGCGCGCGTAGCATCACGCAGAACCTTGTTGTTTTCAGCGCGGCTAAGCGCCTCCAGATCCTTTGCGATGTCATTCAGCCCGGAAAAATCGATGCTCGTCTCAATCATTTTTCGGTACCCTGTTTGCAAAGAATTTCGAGCTGAATACCACGAGAATCAGGGATTGGCGGACCAATGATATTCAAAATGGCCCCCTTGAACGGGCCAGTCATAACCCTGAGTCTGGACGCAGCAGTTATATCGCTACGAAATCGTGTCCATACCCTGATAGTGGCGACTGCGGTTTCAGCACCAGCGGCTACCAGCTCGCGCCCACTAATGCCCTTTACTTCTGCCCAGGTTTCTGCGCCGTCATGCCATGTTTCAACAGGCTGGCCAGAAGGATCTCTGGATGTTGTGATGTTCTGAACCACCACCCTGTCTCTCAGTCTTCCGGCCTGCATAAAGTCCTCCTATACCCCGTAAATTCGGTATGGCTGCAGCAAGGCTTCAACTGCAAACGGGACCTCTGCAACGGTCTGACCGACGGAAACTGATTCTCTGTTGGCATACCAGTGACCTATCAGCAATAACATGGCCGCTTTAACATCATCATTCAGTAGAATCGGGTCCGGGTCGTCTGCGTAGCCAGGGGAGCTTTGGTTTTCATAGAGCGTTCGCCTTGTCCATGTCTGGACGTAACGCGCCGCCGCACCGGTGTATAAAGTCAGCAGGGCATCGTCTCCGGAAAAATCGGTATCAATGCGGCAGTGCTGTTTCACCACATCAAGGTCGACCATTATTTTTTCGCCTTCTTGTCCGCTTTTACTTCCGGCTGTTCCTGCTGCTGTTCCTGCTGCTGTTCCTGCTGCTGTTCCTGCTCTGCAGGATTTTCTGATTCATCGAGCATCGCATAGCCTTTTTTGATGAGCTCGCGACCGTGCTGTTCCAGAGTTTCCAGCGGAAGCCCCTCAGTAACGACGGTACCGCCGAAATAAATCGGTTTAAGTGCAATCAGTTTCATTTTCCCACCTGTAAAAGCGGCCCGAAGGCCGCTATTTCATCAGCTACCAGCGCCAGTGCGGAATGCACCGTATACAAATGCCTCAGGGCGTTTGACGGCCAGCGCCAGACGTTCCTCGCAACGGATGGTGAGCATGTTTTTCTCGAAGTCGTCGGCGTTCTCTGTGGAGATCACCACGTTCGCATCTTCGCGGTCGAAGATTTGCGCGCCTGCGTTGAAAGCACCGGTCAGGAATTTACCCTGGAATGCCGCTGCTTCGGTGGCAACAACCGGCAGGCCCCACAGAGTCGGTCCAGTCAGCGCCGCAGGGTTAGCCAGGATGTAGCGGCCCAGGCTGTCTTTTGTCAGCTCGATCCGCGCCCAGTCAATGAAATGAAGGACATGACCGGAAGCCGGGAAGCGCGCCAGCTGCACCTGCAGCATTGCCAGACGCAGATCGTCAATACCGCTCTGCTGTTCAACAGTGAACGCTGGATCAAACGCTGACGCCTGAGGAACGATGCCATGCAGATGCACGCCGGTACCATCACCGAAGAGAATTTCCTGCTCTTCTGCGTACTTCAGCCCGTAGCGCATTTCGGCATCAACGGTGGACTGCAGCTGTGCGAAGTCATCCAGGATCTGCTTAGAGGCTTTGAACAGGTGGGCAATGGTGCTGACGCCAGTGATTTTCGGCGTAAACTCAATTTCGCTGTATGGTTTCTGCGTGTTTTCAGGAACCACTTTCGCGTTATTGGTAAAGCCCGTCTGCTGCACCCAGAAGATAGCAGAGGAGGAAGTACGACCTGGAGCAATCAGATCGCGGATAAACAGGCGCTGTTTCGGTGCCGTATCAATACCCGGCAGGCGCTGTGGCTCCACAACACCATCAGGCACATCCACCGAAGTCAGGGCAGCCTTCACAGGGATGCTGATACGTTTGCCACCTTCAACACCTGCAGCAAAAGTTTTCAGCGCTTCAGCAGAGATCACCTGCTGGCCGATTGATTCCACAACATGCTTCGCGTTAGCCAGCGGCATCTGAGCAACATGTTGCTCCAGTTCCCCCATCGCAGCCTTCAGCGTTTTTTCTGCTTCGCGCAGGGCGTTGAACTCAGAAGCCATTTTATCAACGGCTGCCTTTGTTTCTTCTGACAGCTTGCCGGATTTCTGCGCCTCTTTGAGTGCGTCTTCTGCTTTCGCGTTGAACTTGCCAGTTGCCTCTTCGATGCTGGCAGTGACTTTTTTCAGAATATCGTTTACTTCAGACATAAAAGGTCCTTATTTGACTAACGCCGCCAGGGCGCTTTCAAGTGAATTGATGGTTTCAGGTTTGATATCTTCGGCAGCGCCCGGCGTACCGTCGTTGGTGGTGACAGCGCCAGACATGCCACCGGATAAGGCTTTAATGAGTTTTCTGCGCTCAGAGCGCGGGGTGTTGGTCTTGGCCAGCAATGCATCAAGTTTGCGAAGCGCGGCTGCAGGTGATTCGTCGCCGTCGCTGACTGCATCAGCAGAAAGCAGGCTGTCTGCCAGTCCCTTCGCCACAGCATCACTGCCACCGATATAGCTTTCCGCGTCCATCAGCTTTTGCACGGCGGCCATATCAAGGCCGGAGCGCGCCGCGTAAATATCAGCCATTGCGGTATCGAAGGGCTCCAGCGACTGTGCCAGTTCAGCAAAGTCATGGCGGTTTCCCATCGCGTATACCCAGCAGTTGTGGATCATCAGGAAGGCACCGCGGCCAATCTGAATGTCATCCCCGGCCATCGCAATTATCGAGGCAGCACTGGCGGCAATGCCCAGCACCTTCACCGTTACACGGCCTTCGTATTCGCGGAGCAGGTTATAAATAGCCAGACCTTCGAACATATCGCCGCCCGGTGAGTTGATATTCACCGTAACGTCGGCACCGTTCATCGCCCGAAGCGCACCGGCAATACGTTTAGCTGTTACCCCTTCGCCCCAGTAGTCCTGCCCGATAACATCGAAAACAGAAATGCTGTTATCGTCGGTGGCCGCCGCTTTGATCCCGCCGTCCCAGCGGTCCAGTGCGGACGGTAATGTTTCACAGGTAACGCGCGCGCAGGGGCGACCCGCCGGTGCTACCGGAAGTTGTTTTTTGCTCATCAGGAAAGTGCTCCTAAGCGGCCTGTTTCAGCGGAGATTGTTCAAAGGAAATATCGGGGAATACGTGGTTATGCAGCTCTCGCAGGGCCAGAGCCTGAACGGCAGGGTTGCTGCTTTCGAGATTTTTCAGTTGCGTCAGGTTGAGCTGAACGGTGTAAATATCGCCCCCTTCAATTGGCGGCATGTTCTCAAGACGACGAACGTCATTACGGGACATCCAGCCATTTTGAAGCGCGCTTGTATAGTATGCCGCGCGACCGGCACTATCGGCTCGCAGTAGACCTTCAACAGAGAATTCTGCAAACACTTCATCATCGCTGTCGAGTAAGCACCGGCCAATTTCCTGCTCAATATTCACCAGCAGCGGTCGAAGTGTATGAGTCAGAAACTGCAGGTTCATACCTTCCAGGCTGGATGCCCAGCTGCTTTGTTTCGTGGTATGACCAACCATGAAAGGCGGCACGCGAAACCAGCGGCAGATCTCCTCAATGCTAAATGCGCGGCTTTCGAGCATCTGAGCATCTTCCGGGTTCATGGTCACGCCCTGGTACTTCAACCCCCCCTCAAGAACCATGATTTTCCCGGCGTTTTTCGAACCTGTAAACGCCGCCATGTAACCGCGAAGTTTTTCACGTTGAGTATCATCCAGAGCTTTATCAGAAGAGAGGAATCCTGAACTCTGCAGGCCCTGTTCGAAGATTTTCGCCGCGGACTCTTCAACCGCCATTGCTGAACCGATCACATCCCGGCCAGTCTTCATCGGCATCATGCCGCAAACACCGTCCAGACCGAACCCGCGAATGTGCATGATGTTTTTGACCGGAATGACGCGCTCGTTTCCGTTTTCAGTGTATTTGTATTCCAGCGCCCCGGTAGTGAGACGTTTAACCACCATGTTCTGTGGCAGTAAAGGCACCAGCGAAACCAGGCGGTTTGCGATGAATTTCTTCTCAATGAAGGCGTTCCCGCGCAGGCAAATACTGGCGACCACCATCAACATAAAGCGTGATGGTGTCATTTCTGAATTGGGTCGGCGGCACAGTATCGAATAGGCCGGATGATCAGTTGCCGCTTTACGCGAACCGTCAGGCTGTCGAACGTATATTTTCAGCGGAAGGGTTGATATAGACTCGCTTAACAGTCTTACGCATGCCCACACAGCCGATAGCTGGATGGCTTTATCGGCCGTGACCACCTTCCCGCTGCTGCTGGTGCCAAACCATTCCTCCCAGAACGTGCCGGTAGTCAGGCTGATAGGCACACCGAGCCAGTTAAGCAGAGCGCTTTTCACCCTGCCTGGCTGTTTGTTTTTTTTCATCAGAAACCTACCATGATGGGATTATTGAAGAATCCGGAGAGATCCTGCTGGTCGTTACCACCGTTAACCAGAACGCGGCTCATTGCTGTGAACAATGCCGCCGGGCCATCAATCTTGGCCTCTGGTGTGGACTTGTTCGGGAAAATGTTCTCGTTCCGGTCAGGTTTGACGGTTACGTTGGACATCATCCAGTTCATTACCGGGTGATCGCTGTGATGGAAGCGGCCACCGTATACCAGTGCTTCGACCTCTTTCATCGCCTCAGAGAAATTGCGAACCGTCTGCGGTACCTCCACCAGCGGCAGCCCTTCTTCTGCCAGCGCAAGGCTGAACTGCGTCGCACTCCACGGATCGAAGCCAATTTCTTTCAGGCTCTCACCAGCAACCCACAACTGTAGCTCTTCCTTAATCTGAGCATGGTCGATTACATCACCGTCGGTAAGGATCAGCTTGTCCATCCCGGCCCACTTACGATAGAGCTCTGCCATCTGGCGTGAACATTTCTCAAGGCGTCCTTCCGGTAGCCAGAATTTGAAATCCGCATGAACGTGGCCATCTGGCGCGCGCCAGACTTTAGCGGCCGCACAGATATCAATTTTGTTTGACAGGTCAACGCCCACCCAGGAGGGATAGGTTTTAAGTTCGTGCTGCGGGGCGATAAACTCGCATTTCTCCCATTTCATCATGTCCATCCAGGCTGACTCAGCGGTAACCCAGATATTCATGTGCTTGGTGAAAAAGTTGATTCTGGCCGAAACCTGCTCTTTCGCCTTTTTAGCCAGGCGGCGCAGGTCATCCCAGCGCTTACAGATACCCAGCCCCGGATTCGCCTTCTGCCAGACTTTTTCATCAAAGGGATCGTCACCTTCATCTAAGGTGTAGATGATGGCAAAAAACGTATCGTCTTTAACCAGGCCGCGCAGGACCTTGATTGCGTAATCACGCAATTCGTAGCAGATGCCTTCTTTGTTGAAACCGGCGGTGGTGATACCGAAAAGCAGCGATTGCAGACGCGCGCCGGTTGCCGTCTCCAGAACGTCCCAGACGTCACGGGTTTTGTGAGCATGCAGCTCGTCGACGATAGCGCAGTGGATGTTCAGACCATCGAGGTTGTTCGCATCTGATGATAATGGCTCGAACTTGGAGGCCGTTTGCTCCTGGTAGATAGCGAGCTTGTTGAATTCGAAGATCCGCCCAAGCGTGGCTTTCGCCTTCTTGACCATATTTTTCGCGTCTTCAAAAACAATTCGTGCCTGGTCACGGGTGGTTGCAGCGGAATAAACCTCCGCACCGCCCTCGCCGTCGGCACCAGCCATATAAAGCCCCACGCCGGAGCAAAGAGTTGATTTGGCATTTTTACGGGCCACCTCAACATCTGCTGTACGAAAGCGCCGAACCATTACTGGACGACCGCTACCGTCGTTACGCAGGACGGTTTCTCCCGTTTCTTCGTTAACCAGCGGGATAACGAAACCAAAAATATTAATCAGGATGAAAACGTGCCAGTCCATCAGCTCAATAGGCTGTCCTGCCAGTGCGCCTTTTACGTGAGGTACAAAATTATAGAAATTCAGAATGTGCTGCGCGCGCGGTTCACTGAAGAAAATACCGCGCTCTTCGCCATGTGCCAGATCGTCAAGAAAACGCTGACAGGCAAGGCGCACATACTCACAGGCAATAATTTCCCCCGCCACCACCCTCTCGGCGTAGCGGATGCCTTCTGCAACCTTAGCCATTAATCCCTCGCTTTCATAAACTCGACCAGCGAATCAACCGCATCAGGACCTTTTGCATTCACTTTCGAGCGACTGGCTGGCGTCATGCCGAACTCACCAAGCATGGCGCGCAGACGTTTCCAGGCATCAGCTTTCATGATGGCGGCGGGATGAGCCTTGATCAGCACATCACCGTTCTGCGTTTCGGTCCGGTAGGTGTAGCCCTCAACTTCAAGCGTGTCGCAGTGATGCCGGTATTCGGTATAGGCCTCAACCAGCAGCTCAAGGGCTCTGGCATCAAGCTGAGACATCACACCGATAGCATCAAGCTCGTCGGCCATCCGTTTAAACCAGTATTTCCCCTGCTTGTCGAAATGCTTCGGCGTTGGGGGTACCCCTGAAGGGGGTTTTGGTTCGTTCTCATTGATCGGGCGTTTAGATGGGTTACCCCTCACCAAACGTAGATGGGTCGGGGTTTTCGGTGGTCCAGACATAATCGAAAACTCCTATTAATCATCGAGTGGGGGACCCCATAAAAAAGTTTTCTAACCTGCGGCGATGTGAAAAGAGGTTAGGCGGCGGTCCTTTAGACTGATTCCCATGAGGTTTTTACCCGCCCTCCCCCACACTGAACAAATGAGAGCAGATATCATTTAACCGATTCATGTACGATTCTCGTCAACTTCCGGCTTGGGGGACCACTGTTACCAATACGCGGACTGAATACCTTGTTAATGTCCCAGCCAGCCTTCAGTCGGTACTCAATCGAGTTTCTCGAAATCCCCAGGTAATCAGCCCATTCGTTAAGGCACATCGTTTTACCGTGAGCGGTATATCTGCGGTTGGAGTTCTCCCGCATTGTCCTTCTCATCTTGTCTACGCCTCGCTTCTGATTACACACAGGACAACTTGGCACAAGATTGTCAGGTTCGTTATTGGTCTTACAGTCATCGAGGTGATCGATATGAAGAGTTTCCCAACTCACCGTTTTTGCACACCAGTGACAACTGAACGGTCCTGCTCCATGTTTGTCGTAATAAACTTTCCGGTGCTCGTAAACGCGTGGACTTCCACATGCCAAAGGATGGTCGGGCGCGTACACCAACAGATATCCGCCCGTATGCTCCAGCTTGCCATTCTTTCTTGTGCTGAGCTTCTCTGTTGTGCCATGGCGCCGGACGCGCATGTAGTGCTTCTCACAATACTGACTGTTATGGGACCGTACCGATAATCCGCATCCATCCACTACGCAGACTGCATGGGCGTGCGAAAGCCCTGAACCATTTTTCGATTCAGTCATCTTCACCTCGTTACTTAATTTCTGTTCAGGCGCTCGCGTGCTGTCTTGGCTTTATGGCAGCCGCTGCAAATTGATTCCAGATTAGAGAGATCGTCAGTACCGCCGTGAGCTTTCGGCTTGATGTGGTCCACCGTCTCAGCGGGTGTATACCTTCCATTTCGCAGGCATTCCTGACAAAGGTGTTTATCTCTGTCGAGAACGATGGGGCGCAGCCTGTCCCACTTGCTGCCATAACCTCGTTGATGCCTGCTCTGTCCTCGCTGATGTTGCTGCCAGCCTTCGTTAAGATGCTTGGGACAATAGCCTGAGCGGTCTGTGGTTGTGCCAGGACAGCCACGCTTGCGGCATGCCCTCGGTATTAATGCAGGCATCAGGCTAACCTCCACGCCCTGCGGCGTTCTGTGCGTGGCGCTGAGTCAGGGTGACGTTCAACCGGTTCACCATCTGCATGGTCCACCAGCGAGTAACACGGATAGATCACTGAGCCACCCCATGCATCACCCACAGCGTAATCGGCGGGCTTGCTGTTATCCCAGCGGGATAGCACGCGCTGCACATGCTCAGGCGGGACGCTGTAGCAAACGCCGTGAATGAGTCTCGACAGCGTGATGTAATCAGCGCGAGTCTTATCAGCCACTATTAGCCGCTCAGCAATCTGCATCTGATATTGTGGCGGCCGCCCAGTACCGAGGTAAAAACTCAGCATGTGACACGGGAACCTCGCCAGCCAGACAGCAACCTGATCCATAAACCCACGGACTGGCAGGGCATCGTCCTCCAGCACCACTACCCGGCAAGGTTGCTCAGCAGCCCATTCAATAGCACGACGATGATTCCAGTTCGCACCGTGATTCCCTTCATCGATAAGCAGGTGTGAGCCAAGTTCATCAGCCAGTAATGCGGCTGAGGCAAGGCGGGAATGATGACCAACCACAACAAACTTCACTTGTGTTTCCAAAAGGCGTACTCCTTACCGACACCATCAGACTTGAACACGGTGTGGATACGCGGACCGGTTACTATCCGATCGCCGAAAGACTTCGCCACTATGCCGAATGCCAGCATGTCACCCACTGCGGCGCCAGCCTGTTCTTTCTTCCAGAAACGATAACTCTCGATCCGGTAATAAAGACGGATAATGCCATGAGCGAACGCCATTACTTCAGCGCGCGTACTGCCCAGCAGCCCGGCATTAAGCATCACATCGTTACGGTGCTGTTCGATAAACTCCTGATAGATACTCTCTGGGTGATTCTGCTTTGCCCATGCGTCAGCGTAGGTTTTCGGCTCCGAGCCAACGTAGAGTTTTCCGGCCTCCATCTCTTCCCACGGTGCGCAAAGCATTTCGACATCAGTACCATCGGTACACCAGACGAACCGGTATTCAGGATGATTACGAAGGTGCTGCCAGATATGCAGCCAGCGCCGGAAATAGACGTTCATTGCGACATGAGGAACTGTCACCAGTTGAGCGCCATCAGGAGCGGAGGTTAGTTGATCGGCCAGCACTACGGCATCGGCACCCCGGATTGATTTAGCCCAAGTGGTCAACATGTCAGGCGAGGCCGTCATTTTCGTGCCGCGCTGCGGGTCAGGCTGGCTGGTAAGCAACGTTGTGATTACCACGTCGCGCTGCTGCCGGTACTCAACGTAACCGGTATACCCCGTATCTCGCCGTTCGTTGTGGATTTTCACATTACGTTCCACCAGCGCTTTCCTGTCAGCCGTTGGCACCGACCGATCTACGGCTTCATGCTCATCGAGCGAATGAATCAACTTTTCGGAACCAGTTACATCGGCATAAGCCCAGGTAGTCAGTCCAGCGTTATGGATACGCAGCGCAAGATCGCTGTGTTCATACATGCCCCGACCATAAACCCAGTCAAAGCCGCCGACACGTTCAATAGCTCTGCGATGGTAATACAGCATCACGCCGCGTTGCCCGGTGTATGCCACATGCTCATCATCGCGATACAGTACCGCGAGATCGTTAAGTTTGCGTGGCCCGGCAAGGTCGAGGAACTGATATGCCAGATGCGGTTCTGGTGATTCGATATACGGAAGATGCCAGCCATCGGCAATCGGCCACGCGTCATCGTCCCAAAGGAAAAAGTGTTCGCATCCAGCATCCATCAGCGCGGTCAGACTGGCGTTCTTCGAAGCAACAATGCCGAGTGATGTTTCCTGGCGAACCAGTTGCACACCAGCAGGAACTACAGCAGCAGGCTTTGATCCGTCGTCTACAACGACCACCAGCGCGCCAGCAGGTAAAAACTTCATATGCTGAGTCAGGGCGAGGCTCAGAACGTCAGCGCGATTGTACGTTGAGATTGCTATCCCGATCCTGGCAGACGAATTACAGACAGGCGCATACGGGACATTATCAATAATGACCTGCATATTCTCTCCAGTAGGGAATTATCGGCGTTGAATGATTACTGCCCCGTAAAGCGTTTGCCGCTTCACTTCACCGCCAACTGCTACCACATAGCCACGCTCATCGTGAACAGCAGCAATTACTTCGCCCTTCTCATCGTCTGCGGTGTAAACGTGCTTAACCTCTACGCCGTCGAGATAGACGGTGTACCGTTCAACACCGGGATTAATCTTCCTGCCTGGATCGCCATCTAATACAGTGAGACGCATATAACCTCCTGCTATTTAAATCCCGAGAAGGCGACGGAGTTTACCGTTACATCTGAAATCTCTTTCTACTGCCTCTAAAGCCTGCTGTACGCCTTCGCTAGCAGCGTCCTTCATAGCCTTTCGCAGACGCTCGATTTCTTCGTGGGCAGCCAGAGCATTCCGCAGAAGGTCTTCAACATTTACATGGATATCAATTCCATTGTCGCTAAAGTCTGCCTTTTCTGATTTATTGCGACTGACACCAAAGTTGATGTTGTAGATATTGGTCACCGGCTGAGTAGCTTCAGGTTTCTCAGCGTAAATTTCACCACCAATAGATGCCCCATTGATGAATAGTTTGCCGCTGCCGTCAAATTTGAACCCGGCAACATTGCTTAGGCGCTCATTAAATTCATCGATCATCTTTTGAACATTGGAGGCATCCACCTCAAGAGCCATAGTGCAGACATATTCCTTCTGGCGTTCTTTACCAAACTGCGTGTTGACCAGGTGTTCAACGGCAAATTTCTGCCCTTCAGCAGTCAGGAAGGTGAAGTGATTTTCTTTCTGGTATTCAGTTGCGGTGTGGCGGGTTTCAGCAAATCCCAGTTCGCGAAGTTCGGCGGCACCGGATTTAGACGGCAGGTCACCAGATAGCAATGCGCCACGGTAAAACAGCGCGTAGATCACGTCAGTAGCAGCGCCAGATAGCGTAAAGATTTTGTTGCTCATGATACGTTTCCTTTTAGACGTGAGCCTGTCGCACGGTAAAGCCGCCAAGAGGTAACGGTTTACCCAGGCTCACTACTGAAAGACTCTCTTAGATGTGCGCGTGCGATGCGCTTCAGTGTTACTACCAGGAGTGTTCGTAAGCGATGTTGGTCAACTCATCTGACAACTCATTGATGGTATGGGCTATAGCCATTTTCTGTTCTCTGTTGAACGATGGCCACAACTGGCGCAAAGGATCGCATAGGTGGTTTTTCCAGTGCCCGCCACCGCTTAGATCTTCCCAACCAACAGGTAAGAGGCAAAGGCCACGCCCGTAAAGTTCCTCTTCCGTGTTAAGAGGTGGGAGTGGTTCAGCCTTGGGTGCTGTATTACCGACCCAATCTCCGACAACAATTTTCCCGCCACCAGCCATATTGACTGTCATGCCAACTTCACTGATCTCGATTGTTCCGCCCATGCGTTACCTCTCTGTATACTGGTGTAGAGTGCTCATCTGCCCACGAGCACTGGTATGCTCAACAAAGGAATGATTTATGAATAAGAAAATTTTCAATGAAATGGTTCTACTTAATGAACAAACATGGGAAAGGCTATCTTCGATAATGCAAAGTGAAGACGACATAGGTGTAGTCTTGCGCCTTCACCTGGTAACCGAGAAAATTATTGAAGCGTGGTGCTGTGCGGCATCAAACAACGTTAATTTTTTTGATGGTTTCGGCGAAAACCTAACTATGTCATATGCGGCTAAACTCAAGCTCGCTACAAATTTTGGTTTGAATGAGTTTTCTTACCAGGAGCTTAAAGTCGTAAACAAAATCAGGAATGCACGCTCTCATCAAATTGATAACTCAGAAATTACCGATGAAGAAATAAATAAATTAATCACCCACATAAGCAAGGGCGATCAAAGAGAGCTAATTGAAAACCCAAAATTTGGCATTCTGGTTGGTGATAAAGGAATACATCTAAATGACGAAGGTATTTCAAATCGTGAAAAGTTCATTGCCTCTATTGCTGCGGTAATTCTCAGGATTGCCAAACAAGTTAACGAAAGCGATAAATTTATAAAATTACTCTAACCATCTACTTTACAGCAGGCACTCAGCGAATGCCTGCTGTAATGCCGTTAATCAGCCGGGTTGATATCGATGAAGTATTCTTTGCCCTGCTCGAACTGTTCGAATGCTGCAGGGTTCGAGATAACCATCTGCAACTGACCGCCAGGTGTGTGCTTTGACCACGACTTGTTTTCGGTGGTATCTGCCATTACAGGGCTCATATGAATTGTGCGGTGTGAATCGTCTTCTGCTTTCTGAATGAAGTGGCAGCGGAATTTCGCGCGAACGGACATAAGTTTTCCTCAGTAAGTAAAAAGCCCCGCTATTGCGAGGCCAGATGGTTAATCGGTTGTCGGCTCTGGTTTCCTGTCACTGTGGAAGAACGCCCATTCAATTTCTTCGTTTGAAGGCCTTTTGTCAGCAAAGGCAATTAGATAGTTGTTTCCTCGGATCGTTTGTGCCGAAATTGTAAATGATACAGACACAAAGCCCTCGGTATCGCTGATACCACCCAACAAATACATGTCAGGTCTTTCGAAGAGTTCAAGAAGACCTGATTGACACTCTGCATACCAAACTTCACCAGAATAACCTCGACCAAACAGCATAATGTCAGACATTGTATTTCCCTCATTGTCAATGCTCGAAATACCGCAGGTATTACTTGCGGGGTTGGGAACATTATCAACAAGGACAACGGTCGGAATCCCGACCAAATGAAACTGACAGAAAAACCGCCCGGAGGCGGTGATGTTCATTCTTCTGGTTAGAGAAGGTTATTAGTGAGGCAAAAATTTCGAATAGTTTCGAATTGGATGGCAGCCCTTTGAGACTCCTCAAACAGAAAATCATCAGCTAATTTTCCTTTATAATGAGCCTCGATGTAATTACCTATCTCTTCGGCACTAATGTAAACACCTTTATTGGCTTTCAACACTGCATATACAGCTTTGTAAAAACGTTCATCATCTGAAGGATGGGCGGTATACCACGTATCTACATTTAGCCATTTATCCAGAGCATTTAACTTATCAGTCATGTTCACGTCCTGTTCAGTTAAAAGTAATAATATGCTTCTAACAGAAGGACATTTTCAAGCACTTCAGAGTAAAAGTGGGATTCCATTATCGAAGCCCCTCAACGAAGAGCTTCTGTAATGCTAACGATGAATTTCCCAGAGGTGACGCTCTACCCCGCCAAATGCTTGCGACCGACCAGCGCGACGTTTAACGCTCGATTCCGCCCAACTACCTCGGGCTGGTAACTTTTTTACGAGAGAAAAGCCAGCAGCACGGAGGGAAGCCCCCGATTCTCCAGCTTGGGTATATGTGATAACCCTCCGATACCCCATCCCCCATGCAGTCCGCCTAACAGCACCATACAGCATTGAGTTTGCGTTTCTCGTTCCATCCGTGCAGGTTCTGTTGACTTCAAGCGTCAGTCCATCATCAAAAAAACGTGCAACCGGGCGGCCTGCCATAGCTACGCCCACCAGCACACCTTCATGCAGTAGGCCAATACTAAATTTATGACCGGCAGGTGGTTTGTTGTGTCTATGCAGTTGCTGAACGAAACAACAGGCCCGCTTAAAAGTAATCGGTACGATTTCCACTATCAGCCAACCTGAAACTTACTTTTTTGCTGGTTCATTGTTTGACTCTCTTACCGAGTCGTAAATACGCTCGCACGTCATTCCGGCGTTGTAGCGTTCGTCAGCGATTGCAGCATAACGTTTAGCTTCTGCTGCAATATCTCCGAGCATGTCGGCGAGCATTCCGGCGTCGGCTCTGGCTGTTTTGCTTCTGACGGTAGCGGCAAGATCTGCGGTGTGCTTTGCGGCGTCCAGGCGGGTGGCAAGTTTTGTTGCTTCGGTGCGCAGCTGGTTAACAGTGGCAGACAGGCCAGCAGCAGTGGCAGCAGCTTTGGCGGCATTCGCTTGTGCATCTTTAACAGCCTCATCCCGGGCAATAATGCGCCCTTGTTCAATCATCCGTGCGGCAGTCTGCGCGTTCACGGTCTGTGACGACTCAGCGCTGTCGCGTTCTGCCCACTTCTTTTCCCAGCCCCGATCACTCCAGACATTTCCGGCAATGAATGCGGCGGGCACCAGCAACATCATCACCAGTAGTTTCCAGTATTTCTCCAGGATGCCCATCATGACAGGAACACATCACGCTCAGCCTTGCGGCGATTCGTGAGCCCCGGCATAACTTTTCCACCAGCTTTATTCCAGCGCAGAAACTCATCAGCAGCGCCTTTGATATCGCCAGCGTTCAACTTCTTCAACAGCGTGGATGTTGATAGCGCACGCGAGCCGACGTTGTAAGCGAACGATACCAGCGCATCAAACTGGCCTTGTGTCAGTTTCACTCTGACCAGTTTCAACACATCGTTTTCATAACTCACCAGCCCCGTTTTCAGCAGCCGATCAGCAGTGGTCTGGTCGATAGTCATTCCAGGCTTTACTGGCTTGCCATCTACCGGGTAGGTCCAGCCGTAGCCAATCGTCCACGGTGCGCCGCCTGTTCCCGGATCTGGATAGGCGGTCAGCCGGCAACCTTCGAATTTTTTAATCAGCGCAATGCCGTCAGGACTGGTTTGCATCGTCAACTCCCGCCTTTTTGGCTGCGAATTTTTTAATCAGATTGCCGATCGAATCGGTGCCGATGTATCCAATAAAGACGCTGGCAATGTATGCGAGGTTGCTACTCAATCCGGAGAAGTCGAGCAGGTCACGAATAAACCAGGCAATCATCGCGCACATCAGCGCATCAATTAGCGTTTTTGTTACCGCGCCGCCGTTATAGCGACCACGCAGGTACGCCATGATAAAAGCCAGCATTGCACCAATACCCTGCTCCTTGGCGGCAAGTAGCGCAGCGATGAAATCTTGTTTGTATGGCATTTTCATAGGCCTCACCTCCGATAGTTCGGATGGCGCTGTGTTTGAAAGGGTCAGGCTTCACGGGCTGGATTTATCAACAAAGCACGTAGTGATTGATTCCCGTGAGCCTGAAAATGAAAAAGGCCACGCAAATGCGCAGCCTGTGAATGGTTGCCGCTGACTAGCGGCGCATTTCCCCGTTTGATATTGTTGATTCGCCAAAACCACAATATCAAACGGGGTAAAAATGAGTAATTACTCAGACCTTTTCCAAATCATCAAGACCAGGGTTTGTCATAGTAACAGTTTCCCGGTCTCTTCACTTTCGGGAGCGAACAGCTATCGGGCCAGCCAGGTGTGGTATCGGATCGGCCAGATATTCACTCTTGAATGCGTCCTCTTTGAGTACAGAAAATGCCAGTCATCTGACTATTACTTGCTGGACAACAAAAAGGCGCTTCATCACCTGATTTTTCAAATCACAAAGTGGAAACTGGAGGATATCAGAAGCCTGTCTCTTAATGACAGTCTGTTTATTATTTCAGACAGGTTAAAGCCTGATTACATGTCTGAAAAAGCTGCGGAATTTCTCCGCTCGCAAAAACTGCCAGTCAGTCACTACCCGGTTGATGATTTCTCAGAAGAGGACTGGGATCCCAAGGAAAACTCAGTTTTCCTTCAAGACAATCAGTAGGCATCCGTTCAATTTCTGCCGAAATCTCACTGAGCCGTTCTTCAAGAGCGGCTTTTTCTTTCACCAGGCGGTTGAAGTGAGTGAGATGAAGTTTTTGTTGCCCCAGCCAGTCTTCAAGCTGCTCGGACGTCATGCCCGGGTTAAAAAAATAGGGTTGCTGCTTTTCGTCTCGCATTGTAGACCTCCAGAAAAGCAAAAACCCCGCCGACTGGCAGGGTTCATAATCAGTTTCATTTGGATGTATGTATCCATGATTAGAAGCATACAGGACGATTTTATGCAAAGTCAATGCTAACGTGTAAAAAATCGTCCCTATCTGTTCCGATCGTATTAATAACTTGTCGCCTTCTCGAATTCTGATGCTGCATGGCGTTCTCCTTTGTGCAGTACATCCACCAGCATTTTATATAACGGCTTCCAGTTACGGGACCACGACGACTGATGGAGGTCCGGTAGACGTTTGAGGATAGCGCGGTGAACGGTCGCAGAAGACACTCTCAAATACCCTTCACCACCACAACGCTCACAGATTTTAAACACCGGCGCCCCATGCTCTTTCGTGGCCCTGCGATCGAGCACCTCCCCTTTACCGCCGCAACGGCAACGAGCACTGATAATTCCCTTGCCTTCGCAAACATCGCAGACTGCCGGTACAACCTCTGTTACCTCTGTCCAGTGCTCCCAGTCAGACGGACGAACGGCACGAGAACGGCTAGCCCAGTATGGTGCCTTACCCCACGGGTACGAAACCTTTCTGGTAACCTGCTCGCGAGTTGTTCGTCCGGTACCACCACAGTTGTGACACGTCACGCTTGTAGCCGCCGAACGGGAGTAATCAGCAAAGGCAAACTGAGCCAGTACCAGCATGCTCCAGCCAAATTCACCACCAGCGGCTTTGCGCACATTTTTCGGTGCAACGTCCATCGCGTGACGCGCCAGCGCCTGAACCGCCAGTTGCTCATCCGTCTTACTGATCCCCGCCTTACCGAAGAAAGCAGCCAGTCCGAACCGTGCGCGGCTGCTGGTCGTGCCGATGGCCGCCATGACATCAGTGCCGGTTATCCGATCCGGGGAAGTTCCTTTCACACTGTCGCTGATGTGCATACCCTGAGGGCTGAAATGTTTTAGCGATGCTTCCAGTTTCATTATGCGGCCCTCTCGATCGAAGAAATTAAAATCTGCCCGGTTTCGCCCCAGACCTTAGTGACGCGAAAGTCCCAGATATGCGCATCATCAGCGAATAAGGCATCCATCAGCGCTTTGATCATGTTGTCGGCGTCTGGTTTATGCTGGTGGGCCTGCCCTTTCATGGTGGCGCGTTTCTTCTGGCTCCAGCTTTTTGGCATTGGCAGAACGAATGTGATGTGGCTACCCGCTTCCGGCATAACAACCTTGTTCAGCCTAACCTCATCGCAGAACGCCCGGTAACGCATAACTGCTGGTCGCGTTTTCCATTTGTCGGCCCGGGTCATTCGTGGCTTACCCATTGGGGTAATATTAAAAATCTGCATGGCCAGTCTGATTACCTTTTGAATAGCGTCGTGGTTGTGATTTAGGCATCGGTGCTGATTTTCGTTTTGCTTCTTCCTGGTCGATCGGCAGGAAATGCCCGTTGTAGAAGCGCCGATATACCGTGCCAAGAACACCATTTCGCTGCTTGGTGATGTTGATTTCCGCAATCCCCTTTGCCGGAGATTCCGGGTTATACACTTCGTCGCGATAGAGCATCATGATGATGTCAGCGTCAGCCTCGATTTCACCGGAGTTTTTCAGGTCTGAGTTCATGGGACGTTTGTTCTGACGGGATTCAACACCACGTGAAAGTTGACTCAAAGCCAACACAGGTGTCCGGTTTGTTTTGGCGAGTCGCTTTAGCCCCTTCGACAACTCACCTACAGCCAGGTCATAACGCGCTGCACTCTGGATTTTAATAAGTAACAGGTAATCAATAACCACCAGCGCAGTTTCAGGATGGGCTATCTGATGGCTGGTTGCCGTTTGCTGGATCTGCTCAAGCGTCAGATCTGTGGCATCTACCATCCACACACTTCGGCCCGTCAGGCGACCAACACCGGTTGAAAGTCGTGCCCAGTCTTCATCCTGGAATTTTGCTACCTCCTTGAGTCGGGATACCGACATACCACCAGCTGCTGACACCATGCGCTCACCAATCTGGATATTTGCCATTTCCATGCTGAAAAACAGTACGCCGTGTCCCTGCTCTGAAACCTTGTCGATAATATCCAGCGCCAGTTCTGTTTTTCCCATCGATGGCCGTGCGGCAATGAAGACCAGATCGGTTTGCTCAATCCCTCCGGTTTTCGCGTCCAGCTCGTCAATCCCGGTAAGCAAGGTTTTTGCTACATCCAACCCCTGGTGTCTGGCATCTGCGCGTTCGACGACGGCCGTGAGTACCTCGTCGATATGTACGGGCTGAACGGTATCGGGAGTAAGAGAAATTGCGGCCATGGCATCCTGGGCGCTTTTCAGGGCCTCAACAGCGTTATCACCGTTGGACGCATTGCGGATCCCTGCCAGTGCCTTTTCAACCACCATCTCAGCATCGCGGACAGCGGCATTACGCTCCAGTGTGGAAACGTAATAATCCAGAGCTGACTTCGCCCAAGTGATACGACTGGATTCAAGAATGGTTGCGCTGTGCTCTGGCATGGTTTCGCAAAGCAGCAATGGATCTATCACTCCGATCCCACGAGCCTGTCGACAGATGCCGGAATAAATTTCACGATACTGCCGGACTGAGAATGCACTCGCCGGCAGGCGGGAAAGAATGCCCAGAACCTCAGGATCGGTATTGCGCAGAAAAATAGCGCCAATTACCGCACCTTCCAGATCATCGTTTCTCCATACCGGAGTCATCATGCAGCCACTCCACCAGCAATCGCACGATAGCTTTCCCAACCAAATGCCAGGCGGTTACGTCCACCATCGGTAACACGATCTACGATACGTTCGCCAATTGACTCTTTGAGTTGCTCAAAGGTCAGGTTACTTATCAGGATTGTAGGGAGTACGCTCTCATATCGGGCGTTGACAACCTCCTGCAGTATGGTCATTTCAGTCGGACTACCAAACTGAACGCCCACCTCATCGATAATCAGCAGATCCAGAGATGAGAAACGTTCAATTACTTCATCCTCGGTACTTTCTGCGCTGTGGCGCCATGTGTTTTTCACGGCTCGAGTCAGTCGCATAACGTCGGTGATTTCCACACTTGCAAGGTGATTGCGGATGATGCTTTTTGCCATGGATATGGCCAGATGATTTTTCCCGGTGCCGCAATTTCCCGTCATGACGAGCCCGGTTCCAGCCTTCAGGCGATCTGGCCAACTGGTGGTGTAACGCTGACATGCCGCGAGATTTTTGGCAGCATCCTGATTGACAGCCTGGTAGTTAGCGAATTCACATGCTTCAAAGCGTCGAGCGATCCCCGCATTGTCCATCAAATCTGCCACACGTAATTCACGCAAACCAGATTCGATGTCAGCAAGCTCCTCTTTCACGCAGTCCGGACACTGGGAATGTTTAACATTTTCGGCGCCACGAAACGCTTTTCCAGTTAGCGACATACGCTCATAGTCACCATGTTTTTCGCAGGAGACGACGTGAACTTCGCCTGACTCCCAGTTTCCCCACTGCCACGGTTTTTTATGTTCCACAGAAAAAGCCAGTTCTTCACGAAGACCTTCACGTTTCGTCAGCAGCGAATCCCTTTCCTCGCGTTGTTTGATGTTCAGCATTGTGTTTCCCCTTGTTACCAGTTGCAGTCTGATTGGCCGTAATCCTGTTCGCTGAAGCCAGATACCGGAAGCGCACTGCGACGCCCACCGCCGGGAGCGGATGGAGTTTGCCAGGCTTCTTCGAAATGGCGATCAGGTCCAAAGAACGTTGCCGCCTGCTTGACGTATTGCGTGCCAACGCTACCAGTGGTGCGCACGTAGGCTGCATAGCGCTTAACGCCTGCCAGCATGTCTTCAGGTTTAACTCCGTCTTTCAGCCGAGCTTTCCAGGCCTTGAAGGCTGCTGCTTTTGAATTTCCACCAGCACGCTTGGGGTATGCCTGCCAAGCCTGCTCGAACTCGTTGGAATAGTTCTCTTTGGAAGAGCGATGTTCAGAAGATGCTTTGCCACACACGCCAATATCTTGTGATTCTTGTTTTGAATTTACTTGTAGATCATGTTTTGAATTTACTTGTGGATCTGGGGTCAGATTCTGACGGGTGAAAACGCCATTTTTGTCAGAATCTGACGGGTGAAAACCGCTTGAACATCCAGAATCTGACGGTTCAGAATCTGACGGTTCAGAATTTGAAGGTTCAGAATTTGAAGGTTCAGAATCTGACGGGTGAAAACCGTTAGCCCTTCGCTGCTGTTTCAGCGCTGCCACTTTGTCCTTCTCAATGCGTGCCAGAGTCTCGAGACGGTCGGCATTCAAATGATAAAGATTGGACGTGTTGCGATTACCTTTGCGGCGTGATTCACGACGCAGCCAACCGGAAGACTCCAGTTCTGCGATGGCGGTCCTGACCGTGCTTTCCCCGAGCCCCAGCTGGCGGCAAATAGTTTCAACACTCGGATAGCAGACACCATCATCATTCGAGTAGTCAGCCAGGCGTGCCATAATCACAAGTTTGGCTCCCTTAATGTCATGCGCTGCGCACGCGTCCCAGACGTTACCGAGAATTTTGCTACTCATACAAACTCCTGAACTGGCGTGATTGTGTAGCCGCGAGCTGGCTCAAGACGAACTGCAAGCCCGGTATCGAGAGCACCAATTTTTCTCACTTTCAGGAAACCTGCACGTTCAAGGGCCTTGATCTCCTTAAACATTGCCTGCTTTGAGCAGCAACAGAATTCGTAAAGTACCTGATGATCGATTACTCGCTCCCCTTCTCCATCCATGGATCCGCCCATCAAAATGCGAAGCATGACCAACCGCTGAAGTGGGTTATCGAATGAATATTTACGTACGAAGTCAGAGTGATTCATGATTCCTCCAGCATGCCGTGACATGTCACACCCCATTACCCGGGGGCGGGAAAAGCTTTGGCTTATCGGGTCTCAACTCATGAGCGGGAATCCCAGTCAAAGCTGCAACATCAGGGACATGATCCACCCCAACAACACCAACCTTCCTCCAGCGAGAAACAGATGGTTGTTTGATACCGATTGCGCGGGCTAAAGCATTAACCCCGCCAGCAGCATCAATAGCTCTCTCGATTGCTGATTTCATTTTTTTACCCATTTCATTTGATTGCTATCGACAAATAATAGCAATTGCTATTTGAATGAGCAATAGACTTGTTTATCATGCGAGGCTAAAATGTGATAGCGGAGGCTATAAAAATGCAAGAGAGTAAACTTAAGACACTAGCTGACAGACTTAACTACGCAATGAGTGAGATGGGTATGAGCCAAGGGCAATTAGCCAAAGCAGCTGATATGGCGCAACCAACCATATGGCGCATAACATCAGGCAATGCCAGAGGAACAACAAAAATAGTTGAAATAGCGAATGCTTTGGGTGTTCGCTCGGAGTGGTTGTCAAACGGAACTGGGCCGATGAGAGCCGATGCCCAACAACCGACCTCCGTAATTACCAACAAAACAGACCCAAACATCTTCAGAGTTGACGTACTTGACCTCACGGTTAGTGCAGGGCCTGGAATAATTAACAGCGAATTCGTGGAGGTGTTACGCTCCGTGGAATACTCGGTTGAAGATGCGCGCCAAATGTTTAATGGCCGAAAACAGGAACAGATACGCATCATCAACGTTCGTGGAGATAGCATGTCTGGAACAATTGAGCCTGGAGATCTACTTTTCGTCGATATAAGCGTTCAGCACTTTGACGGTGACGGCATTTACGCGTTCATATACGACGATACGTCGCATGTTAAGCGTTTGCAAAAGATGAAAGATAAGCTATTGGTTATCTCTGACAACCATACCTATCGCCCATGGGACCCGATCGAGAAAGAAGAGATGAACAAAATATTCATATTTGGAAAGGTGATCGGCAGCATGCCACAGACGTACAGAAAGCATGGGTAATCCAGCGGAAGGGCAATGAATCTTCCAGTGAATAGTTTCCAACCCGGCCACCGTTCCGGGTTTTATTTACCTCCCTCGCAGTCTCTCCGGCATCCCATAGTTATTGTTTTGAATGATATGAACAATAGTTCTGGGCGTGGAATCCAGACAACTTATAATCGCATCATTACCCTCTCTTTGGTTGTCAGGATTAATCCCAGTACTTTCACAGCATTGTGCGCACATTGCAATTCACAAGGGACTAATAGCTGTTTTTTTATTTTCATATCAATAACATAAAAAATAATAGCATCACAAATAGAATTACCTATTGCAATAACCAATAGCACCCTCTATCATTCAACTATCAAGTTAACGTAGAGGTGATAGAAAATGGTTGAACCGATAAAAACATTTAAGGGGTTGTCCATCCGCCCATGCGATGCTTTCAAGAATATATCCTTAATCACTGAAACTGCTAGCTTGCTATCTGCTGTTGACGATGATGGGTATCGTGAAATCAGCGACGTTCTCTTTGCGTTTGTTTGCAATTATGCAGATGAGGCCCGCAAGAACGAATCGGAGAAACTCAAATGAAAACTCCATTAGAAATGCTTAATGACATTGCCGCTCAGATTTCCGAAGGCAGTACTCTTCTGGAAATGATTTATAAAAACACCGAAGAAATGAATGAGGAAACTGATTGCGGCTTAGCCTGCCTCATTCGCTCTTTCGATAAAACCCGTGAAACAGCTTACACATATATCGAAGAGTTAGCAAAAGGCGAAAAGGCAGTTCAGCCCCCCCCATCGGGAATAGCGATGATATTGCCGATGATATTTTTTATGCCACAGTCAGCGCTGCAAAACTCAGGGAACTGGCTCACGTATATAACGAATCATATTTTTCAGGAAAAGACAGTGATGACGCCGATTGCCTGATGGCATCACTTATTTTCGATAATACGATTAAAGTACATGACTTACTGAAAAGCATCGAAACAAAATTAAATTAATTAATAAGTAGTTTAAATCACACCATCCCTGGTGGGGATACGTGCAACCAAATTTCAGCGAGGTGATATTTATGTTATTCGTTAAGGATAAAGCAGCACACAAGACTGCGCGGTTAATTGCCTCTTACGGTGGTAGCTATCTGCATATTGCCAACCTCTTTCTGCGCAAAGCATATGGGAGGTAAATATGTGGGACCCATCAACAGATGACAGCATTGAAGATGTAGCTAATTCATCCAGAAATCTTAATGAACTATTGGACCTGATGCATCTTTGTTTTAAGGAAATGAACCCTCTCCAGACTGAGCAGTTGCTTGGTCTTGCTTTGAACATCTCATCAGATATCGATATCTGGGTGAAGGCAGAGGAAAAACGACGTGAAAAATAACACCATTGAAATTTATCGCCGTCGCATTGCTATTGCAGCATTAAGCCGAATGAAGCGCAAGACTGGCGGTTATTGCCTGTCCGTTAATATGCCTGATGGAAATATTCAGGTTATCGAGATTAACGAAGAATCAATGTCAAAACTTTTGCAGCGCTTCGAAAAACAGGCGCGGACTGAATTTGCAGCAGAGGCGGAAACCTTTATTCGCCAGACATATATAAAAAGTGTCGATATCAATGGACACGCCGAATATCTGACCGAAACCGGGAAGATGATTGTTGACGAGATTTTTGCGGAATTAATTAAACACGCGAAAGAGAAATACGTATGTGGAGGAGTTAACTGATGGACTCACAACAAATGGTTATGTATCGCGACACGCTAATACCATTGCCAGTCATCAACGTGGATCTGCATGTCTCTCCGAATTTCACCGGGCGTGTTGTTCTTTATATCGAAAACGGTCGTGTCACATGCGATCGCCGACTTTTTGAAGACGAACACATTTGCGCTCTGGACACTTTTATCGAAATGGCTCGCGAAATGGAGCTACGCATTGAAGAGGTTACTGGTGGCACTGACAGCAATTCGAATACCTGAACGCGTACACCTGCAGGCAATGCAGGTCCTGCTGCGATACCGGCGAAAGCGAATCTATGCGCGACGTATGCGAAGGACCGGGTATCTCAGCCTGAAGGTTAATCCGCGCTGGAGGCTGTTATCGAAAGACGATGGCCGGAACTGGGAAGTAATGACGCATGAACGATACAACAAAGTTAAGGATCGGAAATGAACGATAAACGCATCAACACTACCTCAATTGACAGCGCTTTTGCCAAAGAGTTGCAGCCCGTTTATGTCGTTTCAAGGCACGGGTATTCGCGCCGTTTCCTCAGCAGAAGGGCAGCGCTCAACAACCTTGCTCACTACATGGTAACCAAAACATTTTGGCGGGCTGGATTGAATACCAACGAACCAGATGAGCCTGCTTTCAGCAATGGTGTCCTCGTGAATCGTATGGGCCAACACACACAGCAATATCTTTTTGCACATAACCGCTGCGTTCGTCGTCTGCGCCGCATCCTGGCTCGTAAGCGCGATATGCAGAAGTGGTGCGAGAAATGGGACGCCATGCATGACCGCTACGTGAAAGAGCGCGAAGAACTTCAGTCCAGCAAGCCGGAGGGTGTTCGATGAGCAGTAAATACGACATTCCAGAAGCTACGCCAAACGGCATCAAAATCGGGAACCGTGTAATTGGCTGGTCTGGCGCGGTTAAACAGTTCGATGGTCCGCGTTTTGACTCCCGACCATCGGAAGGGTTGCGTTGGTTAGCCTGCATTATGGATGCCGAGGCTTCTGGCTGGGTGGCTTTGTATGTCAAGAAGGAACTCATCCTGTGGCGCTGGCTTGTGGCAACTGTGTTCATCAACGAAGAGAGGGATAAGAACGGCACTATCGATATCCCTAACGAGTCCGAAGGAGTCGACACCGCAGTTATTTATTCGGGTAAGAAAGGCGATCTGAGTATCTATCCTGGCCCACTACGCTTTTCTCTTGCCAACCACGTAGAAAGTATCGCGATTGAGAAATACGGCGTGGAGAAGGGTTCAATGATGGCCCTTCGCATGTACCAGAACATGGTAATAGCAGATCCAGAAGACGGATTCAGGATGTCACCCTTTGGACGAGAGGGGCTTGAGATGCTTCACGATGACTACATCGGAATGATTAAAACCAGCGGCATGCCAGAAATGCCAGTTATGCACTGAGGGAACTGATGATGAATAACCAGCTGATGACATTTAGTTCAGAAGAGCTCGATTTTTCGATGAGTGGGGTCCTCTACGAAGGAAAACCAGCATTTGACGCAGTTGAATTGGCTAAGTCGCTTGGGTATACGAACCCAGCAAAAGCACTGAAAGACCATTGTAAGTATCTGATTAAACTTAATTATAACGAATCGTTAGAATTGGGATTTGGTGAAAAACCACGTGGCACTCAACTTGCCGGTCAGGCTGATTTGTTCCGACTGATCCTGCGTAGCCAGCTCCCATCCGCTGAACGTGTGCAGGACTGGGTTTGTGAGGATGTACTTCCAACCATCATGGCCACTGGCACATACGGCAAAGAAGTGCCAGTAACTAAATCACACCAGCAGGGGATCAGCATGAATAACGATATTCTTTCCTTGGTCCGGGTGGTTGCCGAAGCAACCGCATCAGCGACGATGAAAGCGGTTTTGGAAGTCAGCGGTACTAGCCTGGTTACTACTGCGACCGAATCCCCCGCAGCGCCACAGCAACGCATCAGTTCAACTGAATTCATTAGCACTGACGCTGAGTTCGTTCCGGTGCATAAGATTTCGTGGGAAACCGGTCTGTCCGATCCTTCCTGCCGTCGCCTCGTTCGGTTCGCAAACCTGCCATCCAGGCAATTACCAGGCGTTCGCGGTCTGTGCGTGCATCGTGAATCATTCATGCACGCCTTCCAGGTTCTGCTGGAAGAATCCACTCCCCCGGGCGGTAAGCGCAAGCGCTGGCAGCATACGGAGTTTGGCGGATTCGTTCTGCGTAAGGCACCAGTAAACGCGAATGATGAGAGTGCTGTATGAAGATCCAATATCAGGACTACGGAGCCGCAGCGAACATCGTGATCACCAGTACCGTGTTTGAATTCCGTAAACATAACCGGGTGGTAGACGCCGCCCTGCTCTGCACGCCAGGCATCATTGCAACCCGTAGCGGCGTGCTTTTCATGAAGTCAGTTTTGTCCGGCAAATCCCGCGATATGTTGCGGGCCTACAAAACCGTACAGCGGGAGGCTAAACGATGAAGCCATTTCTCCTGTACATGCTGTTTGGCCTGCTGCTGGTGGCCGTCGTTTTCGGCGCGCTGATTGAATATAAGTTTTTGATGAATTACTAAGGTGCGAGATGAGGAAAATTAAAAGCCCGGTTGTGCTTATTCATAAGCGCGAAAATAGTGATACCTACGCTGTCGCGATCACCGATGGCAGCCAGGACTATCACGATTCCGTTCTGATGGCGACCATGGAACCAGACATGACGGGCGATGACGTCGATACCTGGAGCAAAACCGGCTACTACATGGCGGAGGAGATCCAGCGCTTACGCCAGCAATTGAGTGCCCCATTAAGCATCGGGGAGTTAATTCAGCGCCTTGAATCACAGACCGGCGACCGCTGGGAAAGAGTGGTTAACGATGTCACCTCTGGTAAACCGTTAACCATCACCCTTCCCGACGCCAGTTCAAAAGCGTTCTGGAGCGGTACCGGAAAGGGAGAAATATTCCATCCGGAAACCTATAAGAGCTGGGTGAAAGAAGCTATCGAACGGGCCGGTGTTATCGCCGGGATCAGCGTAGAGGTAAAGTGATGCACAAAGCATTTGAAATATGGGTGCGCCAGCGGTACGGAAACCGCTACGACCTCTCAAGAGATCAGGAAGGATTCTACTGCCGTGAAGTGGTTAAACGTATGTTTGATGTGTGGTGCCACTGCCGTGGCCTGAATATGGTGTGAGGTGGGTATATGAACAATGTTATTCAGTTATCCCCTAACGAGTGGGTTTGTGAAAGCGTTCTTATCGCGGTTACCGGGCTCAAGCCCGGTACCATCCTCCGGGCAAGAAAAGAGTGCTGGATGGTTGGCCGGGAATATATCCACGTTTCACCAGACGGGAACCCTAAGCCATCCAGTGAGTGCATGTACAACCGAAAGGCTGTCGATGCATGGGTGACTTCGATGAAAAATAAACAGCCTGGGTGATTTGATGCCATGAAAACGGTAAGCTCATATCGCTCTTGGGCGTCTGGAGGTATCAATGGATAAAGTCATATATCCAACAGGCGTCGAAAACCACGGTGGAACTTTACGCATCTGGTTTAATTTTAAAGGTAAGCGTGTCAGGGAAAGCCTCGGTGTCCCTGACACCGCTAAGAACAGGAAGATCGCCGGAGAACTGCGGACATCGGTATGTTTTGCCATCCGCACAGGAACATTTGATTATGCTGCACAGTTTCCTGACTCCCCTAACCTCAAGGCTTTTGGTGTAAGTAAAAAAGAAATTACGGTGAAAGAACTTGAAGAAAAATGGCTTGATCTGAAACGGATGGAAATCTGCGCGAACGCATTAAATCGCTATGAGTCTGTCGCAAGAAATGTGGTGCCAAGGATCGGAGGTAATCGACTGGTGTCAGCGGTAACTAAAGAGGAATTGCTGTACATCAGGAAAGACCTGCTGACCAGTTATCAAAATCCGACGAAAGGCAAAGCCCCTGCAAAAGGGCGAAGCGTTGTTACGGTGAATTATTACATGACGACGATAGCCGGAATGTTTCAGTTTGCTGCTGACCACGGTTACTTAGAGGTGAACCCATTCGAAGGAATTAAGCCTCTGAAAAAAGCCAGGGCAGAGCCAGATCCGCTGACTCGAGACGAATTTATTCGCCTGATAGATGCATGCCGGCATCAGCAGACGAAAAACCTGTGGTCACTTGCAGTATACACAGGGGTGCGTCATGGGGAGCTGACCTCCCTGGCCTGGGAGGATATCGATCTTGAAGCTGGAACAATAACAATCAGGCGTAATTATACAAAACTAGGTGAATTCACTCTACCGAAAACTGAGGCCAGTACCAACAGAGTGATACACCTCATTCAGCCTGCGATCAGCGTCCTGAGGAATCAGGCGGAAATGACCAGGCTTGGAAAAAGGCATCGGATCGATGTTCAGCTGCGCGAATACGGCAGAACTGAGAGCCACGAGTGTACATTTGTTTTCAACCCTCAACTGGTCAGAAGATGTCAGCAGGTGGGGATCATCTACAAAGTCGACTCGATAGGTGATTTATGGGACGCAGCGATGAAGCGAGCAGGGATAAGGCACAGGAAAGCATATCAGTCGCGTCACACGTATGCGTGCTGGTCACTGTCAGCTGGCGCTAACCCCAGCTTCATTGCCAGTCAGATGGGCCATGCGAGCGCCCAGATGGTCTTCAACGTATACGGCGCGTGGATGGCAGACAGCAGTAGTGAGCAGATCGCAATGCTGAATCAGAGGCTCGCGGATTTTGCCCCACAGATGCCCCAAAGCATACATAGCAGCGCCAGAGCATTATTGAAATCAGTAAGTTAA